AATCTGGATATACCCACGACCAAGGAGTCCTGTTTCGTGAAGCGTAAGAGTTGTCGAGGTGCTAGTAGCAGAGGTGGTAAGCCATGTGCTTGCCTCTGTAGCAATGGAGTATCCATGGAGTAGCGTGTCTACACGCTCAGCCAAATCATTAAATGTACTCATAGGTCAATACTCCTTAGGGCATCCACGGCAGACTTGCCTGTGGTTCCAGCCAGTTCGTTACATACTGCGGTCAAACCCTTGAAGTCATTTGGGGTACGAGTGCTGCTTGCTTTGTAATTCAAAGCCCCTAGTAACCCTTTGCCAGTTGTTCCTGCGTAGGCGTTAGCAGCCCCCAGAAGCCCCTTAAAGGCTGCCTTGTCTGTGACTCCAGCCAGACGGTTGAGTTCACCGACTAGCGTGCTTCCTGCTGCTCCTGTTGCCATTACTTAGCCTTTCTCCGTGCTGCTGCGTTATCCACAAGGTTGGGATATGGTCTGCCTGCCTTCTTTGCGGCAGCCTTAGCCTTAGCCTTTTGTGCTGGGGTCAATGGAGTTGACTTCTTGTTAGGGTTTGGTTTATCCCAAAATGCTTTTTTCTTCATTACCATTTCACCTTATCTGCCCAGTACGCTGCGCTCATCTTGCCCTTGGCAATGTTTTTCGCATGGCGTGCTTTAAATGATGCTTGTCGAGCCGTTGGCTTTTTATCGCCACTGACACCCTGTTGACCAAAGCGAATAGTCTTAACCTGTTCACCCGACTTAGCCACAACTACATGTGACTTTGTTGGATGGCTAGGCGTACGCTTTGGTTTATTAAAACCTGATACTCCTGCTCGCTTTAGTCTTGGGTCTGATGCCATAATTACTTCTTCTTTGTAGCCTTCTTAGCAGCCTTCTTAACCATCTTCATTGGCTTACCAGTTGCCTTGGCTTCCTTCATTGCTGCCATCTTGCCTGCTTTGTCGTATGAGAATTTCTTTCCGTTTACCATTGGCATTGTTTTCCCCTTATTAGTTGTTGGTTGTTAGTCGTCATCTTCATCATCTTCGTAGTCATTGCCTGATATTTTTTCTAACGGCTTGACTGGAAGAATCCAATCTGGGTAACTCTCTCTATCTGACATAAGCCAGAAGGCATGAGTCTCTGAGAATCCCGCTTTTCTTAATGACTTGTAATACTCGTTTAAGGAAATTGCATAGGCATCAAGAGCAGAATAAGTATCTAGGTCTATAACTTTTTTCTGTCTTACGACAGGTTTCTTCTTTGCTGCCACGGTTTCCTCCCTTAGTTTTTAAATGAGTTTGTGTCTCCATTAAAGGCTTTGCCAACCTTATTGGAAATGTCTACTGCTGCCTGTATCTTTGCCATGGATGTACCAGTTGGCTGGATGCCTTGCTTTCTAGCATCTCTATACGCTTGTAATTCTGCTTCAAATTTTTTCTTAGGCATACTCGCTGATGAGTTTGCATCGCCTGTCCCAAACTCTAGGTTCGATGCTCGCAGACACTCGCCCCAATTAGCGTGGTCTTGCGTTGGACAGCCCGTTCTACATGCCATTAAATTTCCTCCAGAAACTCTCCGTAACCTGCTGCGGTTAAACGGACTGCGGCTGTGTCATCTACTTCGTAGATATGCCCGCCTAAATAAACTTCTTCTGCTGCTAATACTTCCGTAAGCGATGGGTATCTGTAGGAGGAATACACGCCCTGCGTACGGAGAACTGAAATGCCTTGATGTAATGTCATACGAGAAAACAAAGGACCGCCACCTGCTGGGGTTTCTTCAACTGTTGGTGTTGTAAATCTATACATGTTATGTCCTTAGTTAGAGGGGAGCAGAGCCGAAGCCCTGCCCCCCGTTGCAACTACAATGCTGCGATTGAAGAACCTGATTCAATGCGGAATAGAGATTCTTCGCGGTAGCGAGCGAATCCAAGTACGCCGTACCAACCGATTGGTCGGAAACGCATGAGTGAATCGGTAACTGGTCCGATAACAACATTTGGCTCAACTGCTACAGCCTCTGCAAGTGCCTGCTTTCCAGCAACGATTGTGCTGTAAACGCGGGTTACTGGAGTTACTGTGACAACAGTTGTTGCTGTTACTGCAGCAGAGTGTGCTGTATTAACAGTGATTGTTGTTGTTGAACCTGTGGTTGAGATAGCAGAAATCTTTGCACCAGAAGCGATGCCTGTTCCTGAAATCTTGTCGCCAACTTCTGCGCGTGAAGCGATAACTGAAGATGATGCAACACCGAGCGTAAACGCTGCTGATGCTCCCGCTACTGTTACTGCTGTTGTTGCGAGTGCTGTCTGGTCTGCACCTGACTTAGCAGAGAACATGCGGTTGGTTTCAACAAAGAAAGCACCTTCGTATGTTCCGATAGTTCCAGCCCAGAGGTTACCCTGACCTGAATCTGTTAGTGAGTGGATGTCGCGCCAGCCCACATTTCCTGTCTCAGCACGAAGGTCGTGTGAAACTTCTGGGTGGATGCCTGTCCAGTAGAGGTTACCCTCGCGTGGTACAGCCTTGCGTGAACGCAACTTTGCGACAATCTTGCGGATGTCTGCTGAATCAACATTTGCTGCCGCTGTGACGGTTGCTGTTGATGTTGCTGTTGCACCTGCGTACTGAACATAAGTTCCGCCGTTAAGTGCTGACATTGCAATCTGGTCAATGGAGTCTGCCATGTTATAGGCAATGATGTCTGCAACTGCTGGGTCAACATCTGAAAGTGAGAACAACTGCAACTTGCGTGTAACAAGTGCGCCGTTACCCTTTTCTTCTAGTGTGACAGAAACGGTTGATACATCTGGTAGTGCCACTGCTGTGACATCTGTTGTTTCTCCGAGTGTTGAAGTAGCAGCCGCCAAGTCGTTGTAGAGTGAGAATACAACGGTTGAACCTGGCATGGCTTGCTGTGCTGGGCGCTTGTCTGCCACTGAACGAATCATTGGCTGGCTGCGCAGAGCGAACTCAACATAGCGGTCATACGCTGTCTTGATAAGACCAGCGATTGCTGTTGTGTCTGTATATGCCATTTAGTTCACCTCCTAAGGTGATTGGTAGTTTGTAAGTTAATTGATGCCAAGGATGGCGTTCAATGCAGCGGGACCTTCTGCGGATAGAATCTTTGCTAATGCATCTTCATCAATCGTTGGCGCTGCTGCGCTGTTGACTGTGTTGGCGATTCGTTTTGCAGCAGATACATCTTCGCTGTCTTGTTTTGCTTCTTCTGGCGGGGTGACTCCAAAGACATCGCCGTATTCATTAAGCCATCCTGAGATTGCTTCTTCTCCCTCAATATCTTGTGGGATAAATGCTGCGATTTTTGGGTTAATACCCTTTGCTGTAAGTACATCCTTGACTGTACGCTGACGAGTCTGAATTTTCAGACCGTTAGCCTCTGCCTCAAGTTCCTTTAAACGCTTTTCGAGCGTACGGTTTACTTTCCGTAGTTGCTTAACGACATCTCCACCTTCTTCGGTAAAGTCATCTTCGTCATCGTATTCGTAATTGGTAGCCATCTACCTATCTCCCTTGTTAGTTGTATTCGCAATCCACAAACACGGTTCGGGGAAACCATGTCGGCTATTGCTACCAGACTGTTACGCTGACGGGGCTGGTGGGTCCGTTCAGGATTCTATTTATTGGTTAGTGGTACTTCTTAGTGAAGTAGCACCTACGCCGCTTGTGCCACCGAAACGGAACTTTGTTTCTCTTTCGGCTCTGCGTTGTGAAGCAAGGATTGAAGCCTGCTCTTGAGCAATGGCTGCGTTGACTGCTTCTGTTTCGTTGTAAGCCTGGCTTTCAAGACCTGCAAGGCGTGACTGTGTACGAGCAAGAGTCTTAGCCTGCCCAAAGTCTTTCTTAAGCGCTGCCAAATCTGCAGTACCAGTGGCTCCGATGAGTGACTCGGCGTAACCCATACCCACTGTACCCTTACCACCAAGGTCAGAGAACCCAGCATAAGTAGCAGCAGCACCAATTTCAGCAGCACGAACTTGCTTCTTAATGATGTCCATACCCTTTGTAGGGTTGAGCAAATATGAAACAACGGCTGAGTCATCAATCTCTGGGTAGTAACCCTTGAGTTGCTTAACTACATCTGTGTTATCTGCAACGCGAGTCTTAGCGATATTTACTCGCTCCTCAAATTCGCGTGGTGAAACCATGTTGGCAATGTACTTACCTAGTTCAGAGCGAGCGCCAAAGATATTAGCATCTAACCCGTAGGCACCAAGTGTCTGGATATACCCGCGTTCCATTGAAATATATGTAGCCTCATTGATTGCCTGACCTGCAGCACGGAGTGCTTCCATGCCAGGAAAACGCAACTTATATGCTGTTTGCTTAGGCAGTTCAAGTTTAATTTGTGATGCGCTAAAGTCTTGACGAATCATCTCATCAACAGTATCTGCTAAATCACCAAGACCTAATTCTGTAAGCGTTGCTCTAAACTGTTCTTGTGCGGTTCTTTTTGCTACAAGTTCAGCATCAGCCTTAGCCTTTGCTGCTGCTGTAGTTGCTGCCGTACCTGCATCAACAGTTTTCTTTGTAGACCAAGTAGTAACAAAAGCGTTCAGTTCTGCTGCAGAATTAAATGTTTTAATTTCTCCAGTATCTGGATTAGTCCATGTAAAGGTTCCAGTAGCAGTGTTTCCACCGCCTCCGCCTCCTCCTCCACCGCCGCCTCCGCCGCCTCCAGCGGCTACATATCCTGGGTCGCCAGGTTGTAAAATATATTGCTTCCACACGCCACCATAGTTAGCCCACTTCATGCCCGCTGCAGGAGGTTCAGAAGGCATAGGGTTGTTTGGATTATTGCCAGACTGTGTAAGTATGCGTTCATCTCTAATGGCTGCTAAACGCTCTGCTGCTGCTTCTTTTGTTGCAGCGGCTTTGTCTGCTGCTGCTTGAGTTGCAGCATCTGCTTGACTTTTTTCTAACGCGGCAACTTGTGCTTCTAGTTTAGTCTTAAGAGCAAGAGCCTTGTCAAGCATTGCTTGATTAGCAGGGTCAGCAGCCTTTGGCTTTGTTGCTTTTGCGGCTGCTTCTGCTCTGGCAATTTCTGCACGCCTCGCTGCTGCTGCATCACGGGCTTGCTGCATAAGTCTACGGTCTGAGTCGTCTATTGCCATCAGCCGATAAACCCAAATGTCTTTGCAAGGTCAAGTGCCATATTGCTATATGTTTCCTTTGCATTTTTTGTATACTGCCATAGTTTGTCTTGCTTAACTTGCTTAGTGAAGTCAGCAAAGGTACGGGCATTACCAGTAGTGTTGTCAACAACTTTACCCATGAGGTCATCCCATGTGATTGCTGTTGAGTCAACCTCAAGCAAGTTAGCCATCTGTTGGCGGTAGTTATTAGTTACTTCATATAGGCTACGCCCAGCCTTTAAAGACTCGGCGAACGGCTTGTATGTTGGACTATCCATTGCTTGCTGCTTAACAGAGTAGAGCCAATAGTTGGCATCTCTACCATCGTTAGGGTCAAGAAGTGAAAAGTTAATTTCCTTTTCAAGAGCAGTATCAATTTTAATGCCATACATGTATGCCTGGTTCTTAACCTTTTCAAGTGTAGAACCGAGGGTTCCGCCGCCTGTAAACATAACATTTGATTTAGTTGCAATAAAATCTTCTAGTTGCGCATCATCCCAGTTGTTCTGGATGGTCTGCATAGCAAGACCTTTAATGAACTCTGAGTTGTCAATTAACTTACCAGTGGCTGGGTCAGTTGACATTGCTGAGATACCGAGGGTATCCAACTTAGCGGCAATAGTTGACATCTTGTTCTGGACCTTCTCGGTGAAGGTAGATGCATTGCGTGGGTCGCTTGTCTCTAGGAAGAAAGAGCGCATTGACGGCAATGTTGTTTGCCACCAAATTGTTCCCTTAAGTATTTCCATAAAGGTTTTTTCGTCATATTTAAATTTCTTAGCATCGTCAAGAAGTTTATCAATCTGAGCCTTCTGAGTCTTATCTTCAAGCGAAGCAAATGTACTGCGTAGGTATGACACCCAAAGTGTTTTAGTATCTAAGCCATCGGCTGGAGGCGGAGGAGGGGTTCCTTGGTCACCAGGTTTAGGCTTAGGCTTAGGAGCAGGCTTTAAAGGAGTGTTTGGGTCAGCATCAATACTATCTGGGATGCCATCTTTATCAGAATCTTTTAGCCCAGCGCCAGGCGCAGGTGGTGTAGTAATACCGCCCGCTCCTGCTGGAGCAGGTGTTTGCGCTCCAGGAGCAGCCTCAACCTTTACCTTAAGCGCATCTACCTGAGTATCTGTTTTTGTGTCTACTACACCAGTATCTCTATTGTCTTGCTGCTTCTTAAGAAGTGGGTCTAACTTAGCAGATGCCTGGTATGCATCACGGGATGCGTTAAAATCTTTTGTTGCTTGGTCAAACTTAATTTTCCAAGCATCAATTTTTGTTTTGTAGGCAGCCTTATCAGCCATGTATTGTGCGCGTTGTGCGCTACCCGCTGGAGACTGTCTAATAAGTCTGTTGATTGCTTCTTCCGAAGTCTTATCATTTGTGTTCATAGACCATGTTGGTTTTGGTCTACTGTCTTTTACTTCTGAATAAGTTTTTATTGCTTGGTTGTAAGCAACTTCTAACGCTTTAGTTTTTTCTGATGCAGCCATTAGCGAGTTCTCCTAACATCAGCAGCAACTTCATTGTAAATAGCATCTAGGTATGTGTTTTCTGTACGCTTAACAAACTCAGGGCTTGACTGCACGATTTCTTCGATAGCCTGTTGGCGACCAGTGACACTTGTATCTTGGCTCTGACTTAAGAAAGCATTAACGCCCTTGCGGTACTCAACGCCTACGGCATTGCGACCTAGTAACTGTTGGTAGACAGCCTGAACATAGGCTGATGCTTCTTGTTCGGTAAAGACAGGTCCTTTGCTAGTTGCAGCACCACCGTTTGCAGCAAGATTAGCAAGGATTGCATCAAAGTTTGCTGACTTAGGTGCGCCAGTACCAGCAGCGGTGCCAGAGTTTGTCTTTGGCTTATCATTACCTGCTGTTGTCATTAAACCACCACCGAAT